GTGTTCGGGGCCTACGACCCGGAGCGCGGGCGCCGGCTGATAACCGAGTTCTTCCTGCTCATCAGCAAGAAGAACATGAAGTCGACAGGCGCGGCTGGGATCATGCTGACCGCGCTGATTCGCAACTGGCGAGACTCGGGAGAGTTTCTGATCCTCGCGCCGACGATCGAGATTGCGAATAACTCCTTCATCCCGGCGCGCGACATGGTGCGGCGCGATCCGGAACTTGCAGACCTGATGCACGTCCAGGAGCACTTTCGGACGATCACGCACCGCATCACTGGCGCCACGCTGAAGGTGGTCGCGGCCGACAACGAAACGGTGGGCGGGAAGAAAGCGATCGGCGTGCTGGTCGACGAGCTCTGGCTCTTCGGCAAGCAGCCGACCGCGGAGAACATGCTGCGCGAGGCGACGGGCGGCTTGGCGTCTCGGCCGGAGGGCTTCGTCATTTACCTGTCGACGCAGTCCGAGTACGCGCCGGCCGGCGTCTTCCGGCAGAAACTGCATTACGCGCGTGGCGTGCGCGACGGCACGGTCTTCGACAAGCGCTTCCTGCCGGTGCTGTACGAGTTCCCGCCGGCAATGGTGAAGGACGGAAAGGTGCCGCCGCGCGAGGACTGGTGCTTGACGAACCCGAATATCGGGTCCTCGGTCGACCCGGAGTTCCTCGACCGCGAGTATCAGAAGGCGCAGCACGCCGGTCCGGAAAGCGTGTGCGGGTTCCTCGCGAAGCACCTGAATATCGAGATCGGGCTCGCGTTGCAGTCCGACCGCTGGCCGGGCGCCGACTTCTGGCAGGCGCGGGGCGACGCGACGCTCACCCTTGACGCGCTCCTCGAGCGCTGCGAGGTCGTGGTGGTCGGATTGGACGGCGGCGGGCTCGATGACCTGCTCGGGCTTGCGGTGCTCGGGCGCGAAAGCGGCACCGGGAAGTGGCTGCATTGGGGCCACGCATGGGCGCACAAGGTGGTGCTCGAGCGGCGCAAGGAAATCGCGGCGAAGATCCAGGACTTCGCGGCGGCCGGTGATCTGACTCTCGTTGACGCGCCCGGTCAGGACGTCGCCGAGGTGGCCGACATCATCCAGCGCATCGACGCGACCGGCCTGCTGCCGAAAGAAAAGGCGATTGGTGTCGATCCCTACGGAGTTGGCGACATCGTCGACGAACTGCTGTCCGAAGAGCGCGGCTTCACGATCGAGCAGATTCAGGGCATCTCACAGGGCTGGAAGCTATCGGCGGCCATCAAGACGACCGAGCGCAAGGTTGCCGGCGGCGCACTCGTGCATGCCGGGCAGAGCCTGATGTCTTGGAGCGTCGGCAACGCGAAGGTCGAGCCGAAAGGAAACGCGATGCTGATAACGAAGCAAGCTTCTGGCACCGCGAAGATCGACCCGCTTATGGCGCTCTTCGATGCGGTGTCGCTGATGGCGATGAACCCAGAGGCGGCTGAAAGTTACGTCAGCGGAACGGCGCTAGCCATTTGAAGTTCCTCGATCTCTTCCGCAGGAAGGACGCGAGCTTCGAGACGATCCTGCGGCTCCTCGCTGCGCAGACGGGCTCGCTCGCTGCGGTCACGCCGGACAACTGCATGCGCTCGCCGACCGTTCGCGCGATCGTGACGGCGATATCCAGGCGTATTGCCTCAACGCCCGTCCATGTCTACGAGACGAGCATGAGGAAGGGTCGAGAGGTAAAGGAGAAACTGCCCAATCACCCGATAGCCGCTCTGTTGAGACAGCCGAACGAATGGCAAAGCAGGTTCGACTATTTGCAGGACGCGGCGAGCACATACGTGCGGCATGGAAAGTTCATCGCGAAGATCGGACGCGGCGCGACGGGGCCGATACGCAGGCTCTACCCGGTGAAGCCATCGAGCGTCGAGGTGAAGCAGGACCGCGACACGCTCGCGGTGAGTTTCCGCTACGGAAGCGATGAGTGGTCATTCGACAAGGTTCATTTCGTGCGCGGGCCGTCGCGCGACTTCGTGACCGGCGATTCTCCTGTCACAGATGTGGCGACCACGATCGCGCTGGAGCTCGCGGCAGAAGAATATGGCGCCACGTTCTTCAACAACGGCGCGGTGCCGCTGCTCATGTTCCAGTACAAGCAGGGATTCAAGGGATTCAAGACGCCGGAGGACGAGAAGAACTTCACCGCACTATTCCAGACGGCATTCGGCGGAAGTAAGCGGCACTCGGCATTTTTGCTGCCCCCTGGTATCGAGACGGGGGATCCGGTGCCGGTGGAGAACGAAAAGGCGCAGTTTCTCCAGACCAGGCAAACGCAGCGGAACATCATCGCGGGTGCCTTCGGGGTGCCGCCTTATCACGTCGGCGACCTCACCTCGGGGAAATACAACAACGTCGAGCAGCAGTCCGAGGACTTCACGCTCAACGTCATCATGCCGGTGGTGCAGTCGTTCGAGGCGGCGATGGAGCGCGACTTTTTGACGCCGGCCGACCGCAACGCTGGGTTGAAGATCAGGTTCAATCTGGATGCCGAGCTACGCGCATCCTTCTTTGAGCGCCAGCAGGGCCAGCAGATCCAACTGCAGAACGGCGTGATTACGCCGAATGACTGGCGCGAGCGTGAAGGTCTGCCGCCGAGGACCGATCCGGCTGGCGACGAATTCCAGCAATCCGTGCAGACGCAACTTGGAGCGAAGCCCAATGACCCCAGTCCGCCGGACGACGCGGCTAGAGATTAAGTCGCTCTCGTCCATGCAGTTCGATGGACATGGCGCCGTGTTCGGCAATGTGGACCTTGGCGGCGATGTAATTTTGCCGGGCGCATTCAAGCGCACGCTCGCCGAGCACAAAGCCCACGGCACGTTCCCGGTTATGTTCTGGATGCACCGCGAGACATCTGTCCCCGGCAAGTGGCTGGAGATCGCGGAGGACGACAGGGGTCTGCCGGTGAAGGGCGAGCTCGCGCCGACGGAGCTCGGGAAAGAGATTCACACGCTGCTGAAGATGGACGCGGTCGGCGGCCTGTCGATCGGCTATCTGCCGGTGCCTGGCCAGGTCGAGTACGAGGCGGATGGGGTGCGGATTCTGAAGGAAGTAGACCTGTTCGAGGTTTCCATCGTCGCCATACCGATGAACCCGAAGGCGCAAATTGCGCACGTAAAGTCGCGGCTTTCGGCGCGTGGCGAGTACGTTCCGACGGACCAGGAAGTTGCTGAACTGAAGCGCGAGGCCGAGCGCTACCTGCGCTCGCGCGGATTCAGCAAGAGCATGGCGATGATGTGCGCAGCGAATCTATTCAAGGACTTTGACGCCAGCGCGATGCTGGAGTCGAACGGCGATCAGCGGGGCGATCCCGATGGTCAGTCGAAGAGCACGCCGAGCGCGACGCCGGACGAGCTTGAGGTGATATCCGGGCTGACGGGATTCAAGGAGCGCATGCTCCTGAGCGATCTCGATCGGTCATTTCAACGAATCTTTCGGAGGTAACACACCGTGGCAAACGAGATCCTGACCAAAATCGAAGAGTTCGGCGAAGCCGTCGCGCAGATGCGCAAGGCGCACGACGAAAGCCTCGTGGAGCTGAAGAAGGGCAACGAGTCGAGGGCGAAGGAGCTGGAAATCCAGTCCTCGGGCTGGAACAAGAAGATCGACGAGGCGCTCAAGGGCATCGGCGCGCTGAACAAGGAATACGAGCAGCAGAAAACGCGGCTCGAAATCCTCGAGGCGCTGTCCGATCGTCCGAGGGGCACGCCGGTCGAGCAACTGGAGCAGAAATACACCCAGTCCTGGCTCAAGTCCCTGCGCAGCGGCTTCAAGGACTCGTCGCTCGAGTCCGAGGTCAAGGGATACGAGAAGCAGCTGATCCAGATGAAGGCGAACGAGGTTCTTGCCGGCACCGCGCTCCAGGGCGGCAATGCCGTCCCGCGCATCGTGTCCGAGGCGATCGACAAGCTGGTGCTCAAGCTCTCGGACATCCTGGCCGAGGTGAACAACGTCACGGTCGGCAGCCCGGACTACAACGAGCTGGTGACCATCTCTGGCGCCAACGGCGGATGGGCAGCGGAGACTGGCACGAGAAGCCAGTCGCTTGCGCCGAACCTGCGCAAGGTGACGATCACCCACGGCGAACTGTATGCGTTCCCCCGCGCGTCGAACTGGTCTCTGCAGGATCTGTTCTTCGACGTTCTGGGCTGGCTGACGATGGATGCGGCCGATACGTTCGCGGTGAGCATCTCGACCGCGATCCACTCCGGCAACGGTTCGTCCAGGCCCACGGGGATGACGAACTCGGCGCCGACCAACGTGGACGACTACGCCTCCCCGATGCGCGCCGCGGCGGTTTACGAGTACATCGCCACCGGCTCGTCGCCCATCGCCACGGAGCCCAACATCGACGACCTGATCGACCTGCAGGTGTCGATGCGCCGGCCGTATCAGCCCAATGCGAAGTGGGCGATGAACTCGACCACGATGGGTCAACTGCGGCAGAAGAAGACCACCGACGGGGTGTATCTGTGGCAGCCGAGCGTACATGCAGGCACGCCGGATCTGCTGCTCGGCA